ATGTTTGATTCTGGTATGTCATCATATGTTGCAAAGTCAGGCCCATGAGGCATAGAGTGTAATTCTGCTAGTAAGTCTGCAAGTTGTGGTATAAAATTTGGGCCTGGAGTTTCTAGTTGTTCTCCTTCAATCCATCCACCCTTTATCATATAGTCTAACGAAACCATGTCTCAATTTCCTTATAGTTCTTAAATATTTTTGTATAGTCTGGGTTATGAATAATTTCTTTTTTATTTTCTTCTTTAAAATCTGGAACTAAGCCATACCATTCAGATACTTCCATAATACATTCATTTTGATTCTCAACAAAATCTTCATATACTATTTGAGGTGCATCAAAGTGAGACATTACTTTATCTGTAAATTCTTCACGAAACATATATTTTTCAAAGTCTCTTTCAGATGCTACAAATGAGTTTGCTCTTGGTGTTGCTCTTTTACCTTCATCGTATGTAGAAAACTCTCTGTCTCTAGGATAGTCTGGTTGACTACAGAACATTGCGGTAAGTTCGAAACAGAAGTGAGATATCTTATCTAGACGTTGGAACCAGACAAGATCAAAATCTCGTAATATGTTATATGCAAATTCTATTCTATCATCTATATGAAGGTCTACCTGTTCTACAGTATTTGTAAACTGTAGAGGCATAGCCTTTATACAGAAAGGTACAGGAAATCCCTGTAGATGATTTAGTCTATTCTGTATATCTTCTGGTGACAAAAGGTCTTCATTCACAGTCCAATCTATATCTAATCTTGTCTGTATCAACTCTAAAGGTTTAGACAAATCAACTGCTTTGTTTCTACCAAACCACTCATTACCTTCTGCAAGATGAAAAGTTTTACACATATATTCCATCAAGTAGTAAGAACCAGAACGAGGAGTGCATACTATACAGAAATCACTCAATCGAACCAGCCTTTGATCTCTTCAATATTCTCAAACTTCTTTTCATAATCTATTCCTAATTTTATAGTAAGTTGTGTTCTCACTGTATTGTCTGCTTTTAGTCCATATAGTTCTTGTAGATGGGCAAGAGTAACTAAGGGATCATCTAGAAATGCTTCAAAATCAATCAGGGCTCCTTCATTATGAGTGTAGTAAATATCCCAAAACTGCTCTAGTTTAGTCATAAACCTATCGAACTCTTCTTTGGTTGCAATCAGGCTACTATCTGGTATATCTGGTCTTTCATTTTCGTAATGTATGTGGTTTACTTTTGTTCTCAAACGTGTCACATGACTCAAAAATTGTGATAGTATGTCTTTTCTGTATAACCAAATACAGGGAAAGCCACTAATCATTTCCCCGAAGTGCTGATCTTCTGGTATGTAATGAGGTAAGATTTTAAGAAGGTGTGGCTGGGTTGCCCAGTTTTCTTTTTCTATATCCTTATAATCATTATTCTTTAACCATGAAGCAGGATCATAAAGACCAAAGGTATTGCAAAGAAACCTACGAAAATATGTGCTACCACTTCTTGATGTTGCAATTAATCCAATTCTCATACACCTATATATGTGTATGGAAGTTCGTGAATCTACGTTTGAAGAGGTATACCCTATTTGGAATGAGGAACTTTGGCCAGGAAGAATTAGTAAAATAGAGCCAATGAGCAGTCTCTATTGGAAACAACCAAAAGATATTATAAAGGATCATTCCATATTTGATAAATACTATCCTACATTCTTTATTATTAAAGAAGATAATAAAATTGTGGGTGTTAATAGTGGGTTTCGAACTGAAGAAAAAGTTTATCGTTCTAGAGGTCTATGGGTTAGAGAAGAATACAGAAGTAAGGGATATGGTAAAGTACTGTTAATGGCAACAATAATTAAAGGCAAATCTGAGAATTGTCATTGGATTTGGAGTATGCCTAGAAAATCTGCACTTAAAACATACGAAGGAGTAGGTTTTAAGAAAAGAGGAAAATGGTTAGATAAGGGTGTTGAATTTGGGCCCAATTGCTTAGCATCACGGCAGTTAATTTATAAATAGAGGTAGGAGATTTACATGGCAATTCCAACAACTAAAGCTACCTTTAAAATTTAATGTTTACTAGCCCTTGGTGATGATGTTGTTGATATTAACGTAGCAGACGATCAGATAGATGATCGTGTTGATGAAGCTCTACAATATTTTTGTAATTACCATTACGATGGTGTAGAAAAAATGTATCTCAAACATCTAGTAACTGAAGCAGAAGTTGCAAGAGGTATTGCAAACGTAACTACTACAGGTACAGATACAGTAGATAGCAGTATAACTGCAAATTGGTTAGAAGGATCAAATTACATCCCAATACCTAGTTCAGTGTATTCAGTAGTTCAAGTTTTTCCTCTTACTGGAACTGGTACTGGTGCTAATATGTTTGATGCTCGTTATCAATTACATTTAAATGACTTGTATGATTTAACTTCTACTTCTGTTGTTCATTATGAAATGATGATGAACAATCTTGATTTTCTACAACATATTCTTGTTGGTGAAACTCCTATTCGTTTTAATCATAATCAAAATCGTTTGTACATAGATGCAGATTGGAGTAATGATTTCGTTGGTGGGCAAGATTATATTGTTATAGAATGTTATCGTAAATTAGACCCAGACGTTTACATAGAGGTATACGATGATATTCATCTTAAACGATATGCGACTGCTTTAATAAAAAAACAATGGGGTGCAAATCTTAGTAAGTTTAGTGGTGTTGCTATGCTTGGTGGAGTTACCATGAATGGGGAAACTATTTACAGTCAAGGATTAGAGGAGCAGAAGGAAGTAGAAAATTATATGTTGACCCTAGAGCCCCCAATAATGCTTGGTATGGGGTAGAGTATGGCTGTCAATAAACATTTTCATACAAGCAATCTTCAAGGAACTGCTACAGAACAAGCACTTTATGCAAACTTAGTAACAGAAGCAATTCAGATTCACGGTCATGATGTATATTACCTAGACCGTACTCTTGTAGCAGAGGACACAGTATTTGGTACTGATGCTCTTTCTAAGTATCAGACACAAGTTCCTATAGAAATGTATATGGAAGACTCTGGCGGTGGTTTTGCTGGAGAGCAAGAAATTATGTCTCAGTTTGGTTTACAGAATTTAAGTGAGGCAACTTTTGTAGTTAGTAAGACACGATTTCAAGATAAGGCAATGCAAATTCAGATAGAGAGTGCCACAGATACTTCTTCTGGTGGTTCTGTCTTATTAGAATCTGGTACTATTGCATCTAACAAATTTGAGGGAAGTATATATTATATTATATCAGAGTCCGATGCAACTGATTCTGATAGGCCACTAGAGGGTGACGCAATATATCATCCCACACTTAAAAAATTATTTCAGATTAACTTTGTAGATCATGATGATCCATTTAATCAATTAGATAATAACCCCGTATATAAAATGCGTTGTCGTTTATTCGAATACAGTTCTGAAAGACTTGATACTGGTATTACTGCGATTGATGCTATCGAAGATGCACTATCTACAGACACCCTTGGATATCAATTTACACTTGAACAATCTTCTGCACAGAATGAAAACTTTAGATTAGAGGTTGGAACTGGTGCAGACGCTGGATTACTATTAGAAGAGACAGATGGTGATAATATAATAACTGAAGATGATACTAGTTCTGTCGGTGAAAATATTCTTCGTGAATACAGTGCTGATAGTGGTCATGGTGGATGGTTATTACAGGAAGACTATATAATGGGTGAAGGTGGTGCAAACACTAATAGTGTAGACAAATCTGCACAAAATGAATTATTTGACGAATTGGATGACGATATCTTAGATTTCACTGAGAGAAATCCATTCGGTGACGCTGGGAGTGCATAATGTTAGGACAACAATTTTACCATGAAACTATACGAAAAGTGGTTGTCGCTTTTGGTAGTATGTTTAACGATATTCATTTAGTTCGTAAGGACAATGCTGGAAATATTCAGCAGTCTATGAAAGTGCCCTTGGCGTATGGCCCGAGACAAAAATTTCTTGCACGTTTACGTGAAGATGCAGACCTAACGAAACAAGT